AGCATGAATTCAATAGAGAGTTTATAGATTCTTTTTGTACTAAAGTGTTCCGTAACAAGGACTTTAAGCTCCACAGAGAGAATATACTCTTCGAACGGGAACATGCTCGGATGCCTGAAACACAACCCCACGTATCACAGGAATTAGAAATACGAAGTTTGCGTGTGTCCTACGTGTACCTCGTATATTTATTTTCTCGTATGCGAAACTATGATGAGTTTACAGAGCATCTAAGAATATGTCTCAATGAAACACTCAAAGTGACAATTTCACATGTGATAGAAACTATACAGTCCCTGAGAAACAATGAACCCCACGCTTCCGCGACAGTCGTATTTACACAATCGTGTCCCTCCCCGGAGTGCCGCGGGTTTTTGGACGATGATTGGGTGTGTGGTACATGTAAGGATACTTTTTGTAAGAAGTGTCACGAAGTCGCCAGTGACGGTCATTCGTGTAACCCAGATACTGTGAAAACTATAAAACTTTTAAAGCGTGACACAAAACCTTGTCCGAAATGTAACATACCTATACATAAGATTGAGGGTTGTGCACAAATGTGGTGTACCCAGTGTTACACTGCTTTTGACTGGCGCACGGGGCATATAGAGACTGGTCGTATTCACAACCCTCATTATTTCGAATTCAAGAAGCGAACACGGGAACACGGTGATATTCCCTGTGGGGGGAGACCGAACTACCGTGAACTCAAGGAGGCTGGGGCATCCAAAGAGATTCTCGACGTCGCCATAGAACTCTACCGTATCGATAGGGAACTCATGTACAGGTTCGGGTACCTATACGACGATAATCTATACCTACGGATGAAGTACATGTTAAAGGAACTCACGTGCGACGGATTCAAAAGGGAGTTACAGAGGCGTGATAAATACAACGCAAAAATGAGAGATATTCATGACATCTATAGGATGTTCCTAGACACTGTTGGAGATATCCTCAGACAATACTTGATGGACATGTCAAGGGAACATGTGTACATGAGAGACATGAATGAATTGACAGACTACACTAATACAATCATAGAGAGGATTAGAAAACGATACGTATCGAGGGTGCCTCATTATATTATATTAGATACCAGTAGATGAATGTGATATTAATAATTCTATCTTTACTCATACTATGTATATTCCTAAGACCAAAGTACCACGAACCCCGTGTGTACAGGGGGTTTGTACCCCACGACGTGTGCGACTATATAATGAAACAGGGTAACGAAAGGTTGCAACCATCTACAGTATCAACAGATAGACTAGTCGACGAATCTATTAGAAAAAGTGAAACAGCATGGTTAGGTACAGAGGATGACACAGTAAAAAACGTGTTAGAATCATGTATTTCAGTCACGGATAGACCTCTCAGAAACTGTGAAAAACTCCAAGTACTCAAATATACCCCAGGTGGTTTTTACAATCCTCATCAAGATGCATTCAAAGGTGAAAAGAACATGCGTAGACATACATGCATCATAGCTCTCAACGATAATTACGAAGGTGGTGAGACAGTATTCCCGAACCTCGATAAAACATATAAACTCAACAAGGGTGACATGTTGTTTTTTGACACCATGGACGACTGGGGGATGATGACTCCCAAAGCACTCCACGGTGGTAACCCAGTCACATCCGGTGAAAAATGGATATGCAATTTATGGATTCGGACGCACCCCTACCCGAATGTGTAGTTGGGGTTACGCGGCACTTCCATGACACTGAGTACATCATACACACTCAGATTTTTACCCACCTGCTTATCAAACGTGGGACCAAGTTTATCCATGTTCAAGACGTGAAGATGTAGACTTTGAACACTGTTATGAGGATAGCAGTGAAAGTAAAACCCCGCGTTTGTCCAGTTCCTATTCACGGTGTATTTGGTTGCCGCGAGAAGCAAATCACCGATGAAATTTACATCATTTTCGATAAGGATAGGTAAAATGTTAAATCTATTGTAACTGAGATTCTTCGTCGTGATAAACACATGCCCCGGACCATGTTTATCGGGCCCCGCCATAGAAGCCCCGTAAAAGTCGGGGTCGTCCCAATGCGCGTCATTCACTGGTCGGTTATGACACACTACGAACCTCTCACTGTACTCTCCGAGAAGAGATTGGTCGACGTTGTTTGTTGTTTTACCGGACACAAGGCGGGCAAAAATGTTGAAGGGTTTGTCACCCGTAGTGAGAGTGTCATTGTTATCGATAACGTTATCCTCCCTGAATTTTTCCTTGATGCGCTCATAGTGGTTGTTCTTTTTTGCGTAGTCGATGTATTTCTTCAACGTTTCGATATCGTTGATGACCGGAAACAACTCACTGACCTTCTTATGGTCGTAGGTGGGAAGACACTTGACACAAGATGCAGAAGAACCCATTTTAAGATGACTTTTACAGTACACACATTTTACTTAGGTTTGATACACATGTAAATATCAAACCTAAGTGAAGCATTCGCATAGTAAAAGGTATATCTAAAACAATGAACTCTACTACCATCATCGCTTACATTGCCAAGCTCGCGAAGGAAAACAAAAATCTGAAAATGGAAATCGACACAATCAAACAGAGAAATGTTGAACTGCGAGAGGTTATTGCGATGTTGCGCTATCGTGAAGACTGCGATGCAGAATCTGTTGCTTCTAATGATTCTGGGGAGTCTGGGTACGAGGTGACTTCGGACCATTATTTACCAGTCATCACCAGAAACACTGAACTGTCTCGTCTGTTTCACAAACTCACTGGAAGGGAGGATAATGAGTTCAAAAAGAAGGCCTACATGAGAGCGGCTCACGTGATTAAGGACTTTCCCACCGAATTGATGAACAGTGCTCAAATTGCTCATATCAATGGAATTGGTAAAGGTATCACCAAATTGGTTGACGAGTACATGAATACTGGAACCTTCAAGAAGCTATACGCGCTTAAAAACGATACACAAACTATATACAAATGAGCATCTCGCAAGAGAAAAGAGAATTCATCAAGAAGACAGCCCCGGGTATCCATGTATACATGGCGACGACCCACCAAGCTGATGAAATCGCTGCGAATGCAGGGGAGCCCGCAGAGGAATATATCCAAACTCACATGCTGACATGTGAAAAGAGTGCTATAAACCCTAAACGCTGCTGGTTTTCTCAAAATCTTTTCCATAATTTTGTAGATACCATGGGATGTGATGCACTCCGTGAAGTTCTACTATATCTCGATAATATTGACATGTGTTTGTGTGATGTATTCGTCGAAGCGGGTATTGATACCAAGGACTTGTCTGAAAATGAAAAAAAGTGGGGTACATTGATTATGGATGGGGATTTAGTGACGTTTGGAGATTTCCTTGACAAGTATTAGTTTTAGAAATGTAATAAAAAAAAATCATTTATGATAAAAGTACTATATTTCATCATAAATGATCCTAACGGGGCTCGAACCCGTGACATCGGCGTTGCTTTTAGATGTGTGACCATCTTTATGTATACATAATATAAGCACCGCGCTCTAACCAACTGAGCTATAGGATCCTTCTTTTAGTTGGTGGCTTTTCTTTAAATACCTTAAAGGGTTGGGTACATGTACAAGTAAGAGTGACTATGATTCACGAATGTGTCAAAGAAATATACAGTACTTTGGGTCCTGGTTTTAGTGAGAGAGTGTATCACAACGCCATGGAGGTGATTCTTCGTGAGAATGGTGTGTCCTACGAGACTGAGCGTATTATACCTATCGTCTTCAAGGGACATACCATAGGTAATTTACGCGCGGATATCATTATCGAAAAGACTACCGTGGTGGAGTTGAAATCCGTCAAGGTTATCAACGACGTGATGGTGTCCCAAGCTCGTAATTATTTAAACCTTCTCAATCTTCACGAGGCCTATCTTGTGAATTTTCCTCCGTCTCCGAATGCTGAACCTGAGGTGATTCGTGTGTCACGAGAGCCAGAAACGGTAGCGCCTTAGCCATGTCCTTCATGAAAATCAATTGGCGTTCATAGTACCCCTTGGGGTCTGTGAGACCTTCTCGAATAATTTCTTGTATTTTTTCCGTATGAAACTTAATTTCCTCTAAGCAAAATGCGTGGTATTCGTCCATGGGTGTATATGTACACGGTTAAAACTTTAAATGGTTGATATAAACTCCCAGTGTAAATCGTGACAAATCTTTTTCCATATGAGGTCTTGTTGATGCAATTTTTCTTTGGACTTTAGGAGTGGAAAATATTCGAGATATGAATCTTCACCCAAGAGTTCACAGAATTTGTAGAGTACGTAGGAGTAGCTCAAGAAGTTTTTACGTTCCGATGGACAATTTTTATCGAATGGTTTTTGAATATCTTTGAACATGAGACGTAGACGTTCCTCCAATTCTTGTTGCATTTTAGGGGGTTTATTCCCGCTCAAAATATTTGTGATGTATGGTACGTGTTCGTAGTACTTGTTTAACTTTAATTTTTTTAAAAGTCCCCTGACTTTCGCGTGTGTGATTTCATTCAAAGATTTAATTTTCATCTTTTTGAATTCGTTCCGCAACTGTTCTATGACCTCTGGGGGTATAGTGGTCATCTCTTGTGCCTGGAACTGTGAAAGCCATTCGTTAAAATGGTTGTCTCTTTTGTATGAATAGTTTATGACTTTTTCAGACGTCTCTTGTTCTTCCTTATATGTGAGCTCTTCACTGATGATTACATCTACTACCATACCACACTTGTCACACACGAGTTCACTCGTATCGTTGAACTGAAATATATTACTCAATATACAATTGGGACATTCGTCCATCTTTCTTTCAATAACCCTATCAAGATTTTTCTTCTCGACATCAATAAGATAATCGACAAATATATCCCTTCTTTGTAGACCTACAGTTTCTTTACAGTGAAAGACGTTATCTGTCGTGATCTCTTTATCTATATCTTCTGTGTATTGTTTAAGATATGGCATACATAGCATGATATACTCAGACATTTCTGAATCGTACATGGATTTATTACCAGGTTCCTTTTCTATTTTAATCATCCATTCATTAATTCTGTTATTGTACCTGCTTAAAAAATTACCTTCCATAGTAGCTAATGGATTTACTTCGCAATTTTTTAATTAACGCAATCTATTACATAAAATTAATCTTTAGAAAACCTGATTACAAGATCATAGAAAAACAACTTGAATATTGGGTGGACCACGAGAAGGATTATGTGACGAGCGATGAGTTCTGGGAGAAGGAGTCTGACGATTGGTACGAACACACAAGTTCGTATTACACCAGAATCATGGAAGATGGAGGGGTCCCTCCACCACCAGAGGTTGTCACGAAACTCCTCATACGTGTTAAATATTGGTATAATAATCATATCTATAAATTTTTAACGTACGACCACGACTACCAGTGGCCCCCTGTATATCAAAAAGGTGTACAATTCAGTATACCACTGTCGAGTGCTCAATTACTGGATGTGGGAGGCACACCAGTGAAAGACATACTCGGTAAGATTAAAAGATACGCTGGACCAAGGGGGGATTTTTATGGTGGGCGAAGGATTAAAATCGGTGAAATGTTTTATTATGATGAAGAGACTCTCAAGGAATTATATCCTAAAATTATATTGAAAAATGTCTTTGGTATCACAAAAACTGTGTGTACAACTGATGGTTATATTAATGATCTTCGGATACCTTAGTGGCCAGATAGAACTTCAACTCCCCTAGATTAGCCACGTTGTATTTTAAAATGAGAAACCTATTATCTTGTTCCTGCATTATTTGAACCGTTGCACACATACTCGTCGCCTTAGTGAAAATATTCATGTACCGAAGGGAATACACACCCGTCATCTCCGGACTCTCTTCTGTACATTGGATGGTTGTATCTTGGTCTGCGAAATCACCTTTACATAGGAATCGTAGTGATTTTCCACTTCTCGTGATTTGAATATCCTCACCAATGTTTGACATATCCCTGCATATACGTTGAAAGTCAACTGATGGTATGGGTGTATTCTTGGTCATACTCATATCAGGAACTTCAATTTGATTTTCATTAATGTCTAAGAGTTTGAGGGCAAACTTTGTACATGTTTTCTTCTGGTCACTATGGATTTCGATATTCATAAACTCTTTACAGTCTATAGAGATGATAAGAACATCATTACTCGTGATGGTCTTCAAAAGTTTATACATGTTGGTGACGTTAACACCTGTGTCTATATCCTCTGTACACGTGTATTCCTCAAAGTTTTCAGCCGCCAGGTGCATATCTATGAGAGATGTTCTCGCTGTATCTAGAGTGACTATATACATCCCATCAGGCTTAAAATAAATATTCACATCGTTGAGAATATCCTTCAGGACTTCAAAGGTTGATTTGATGGCTGCAGCCTGTACGGTGACTAATTTCATCTTTGTTAGTTGCGTCTTATTTCTTTATATCGGTATATGCATCTGACACACTGCGATTTATTTTTGCCTCGAGTTCGGGGGTCATAGCGGGTTGCAGGGAGCGACCATACTCATCCAGACCAAAAATTTCATTACTGGATTCACCATCGAGGGTTGTCATAGAACACGTACCAAAATCGCATGTATCGAGTTCCTGTACAGGGAGGAGGGACTCTAACCAGTTCTGTATTTCCTTTCCTACTAGAATCTTACCAGTCTTAGTGAGCATTGTGGGGACCCTCGTAATCTTTGCCCTGTATTGGGCAGGTACACCCAACGTGTTCACGTTATGAAATTGTACGAGTTGTTTCAGTTGACTGTGACGGGTGATGTATTCAACCAATTCACTACTATGTGTACATTTATGACTGAAGATTAAGAGTGACATCTTTGTTTTAGATTTGAAAAAAAATATAAAAAATAACACACAGTTTTTTTGTAACATATAATAAATGGCATTAGTCCTTTTAGTCCTTATAGCCCTGATGTTACTCCTGATGTCCACCAGGAGAGAGATGTTTGGATACGCTGGATACAGTGACCCCATCAAACAGGTAGTGATCGATGACCCCATATTCGATTCGAAAGAATACGTGGAGTCTACTGATGTGAGTGTGAGTAGTAACCTCATACAGGAACTCGTATTTGCTACCAATAAGTATGTAGCTGACAAAACCGGGTTGTGTACGTACGTCATAGAGACCACATCTATCAAGGAGTTTATCCACGCGGAGAAAAAAACAAAGCTGTACCGTTGCATGTTCATGTTGATGAAACAGCACGGGTTCGCATTTGGCTTCGCGGTCACTTCTGATATTATCGTGAACCCCGATGGGACCGTGCGAGTCGTGAGCGCTCGCACACAGCCCATAGACGTACAGCCGCCTACGGACCAAAGTCCTTTTGAGAGTGATATAGAGGGACATGTTTTTGTGGACTACGACCTCTTCAAGAAGAGTGAGTTGGAATTAATAAAACAAAAGTCGATGTAAATAGTAATGATAAGCGTTGATGAAATCTCACGACTGACTGACAAGAAGAATAAACTGAGAAAAGACACGTACATCAAAATATTTGAACAAGTATCTAGGAAGATTCGTCTGTCTGTAGATTTTGGGAGTAAGTTTACAGTTTTCCAGGTGCCTTCATTTCTCATCGGTCACCCAATGTTCGATAGGTACAAAGCGACCACTTACATCAAGAGACAGCTCGAGCGCGGTGGGTTTGAAGTAGTCATCACAGGCGATCACGAGCTACATATCACATGGAAAATAAAGAAGGTTTCGGAGAACAAGGTTGAATCTGAGAATGCATTAGAAGATTTTCCAACGCTTATAAACTTGAAAAAAGCGGCGAATAAATACAGGCGCCACGCGGAAAAAAGTTGATAAAATAATTTCATATAAACATATAATGGATAACCTCAACATACTTGTAGAGGCTAAACGTGAATATATGGAACAATTATCTATCCTCGTATGTCCAGTGATGATTGATGTTTTTGATGAGATGTACCAAGAGGCGCAAAAATTATCCAAGGGGCGTAAGGTGCTCATCATGTTTCAAAACTTGTTAAAGGATGTTCCCAATTGGAGTGAGACGATGGCGAAGCAGAATACGGATAATATAGCCAATAGATGTGCATGGTTCAAGGACCTCGTTGCAGCGGTGTTTGTGAGTTCTGTGAAGATTCTTTCAGCCGTTCGACTCAGTAAAGAGACTAAAAAATTATCTGTGAAACTTCCTAGTAATGAAGTGTTTATTCACACGTGCTACAAGAATGCCGCGAAGGATTTGTATAAAAACCCCTACGTGTTCAATGATAATCAATCTGAACATGACCGCAACGATAAAATCTACGAACGGTTCGCTTTGTGTGTAGAGAACACTGTCAAAGAACTCATTCCGGTACAGCAGATTTTACAAACGTATATGACCACTGCTCATAACGATGAAATACTGGAACCTCATGACGGTGACGTGGAGCAGGATGACGTGGAGGAATATGAAGATGATGGTGTGATACCAGGTCCTGAATCACTCGCCCGCCCCGAAGTGGAGGATGATGAAACGTTCCCAGGTCCCGTCGAATCACAGGAGGAGGAGGGTGAAACTTCAGGAGAACCGAACCCCATGCCCCTCCCTGTTCCCCCTGTTCCCCCGCCCCCCCCAGCGCATTTCGATAATGAGTTCAGGACTATAAACACGGAAAAGGGTATCCCTCCTCAGCAACCCGATGACGAAGGGGAAGATTTATTCTCAGACGCCGCTGAAACGAGGCAGAGAAAACAATTTTAAAAAAACCTTCGGTTATTACATATGGACGAATACCTCAGAGACCCTACGTGGGCAGCAATCATAGGCGGTGCAATAACAGCTTTATATATTCATGGAAAAGCTCGTCTCAATAACGAAGGTACACTCACGACCAGTGCTTACATGAAACCCGCGGCCCTTGTGGCCATATTAGTATATTTCATAATTTCCAACGGTGTAGGTAAGCGCGAGTCTATTTCTACCACCCCTTTTTAATGACTTAAAGATTTCCCGCATGTATATATAAATGTCTTCTATCACCGCTTTCAACGATATGATGGGTCAATTTCTTATGGAACTGCACAAGACTTTCCCAGAAGAGAAGGGGCTCAAGAAATATATCACTGCCTTTGAATTGCTGAGGGATACCCACCCGAAGAAGATTGTCTCCAGCTTCATGGAGAACATCGGCCCCTACGCAGACAAGGTTAGTGCTCGTGACGAATCGTTTTTTCTTTCCGATTCTAACAACATCGAGTTTCTCAAGCCCCTGAACATCACAAAGTGTTGGCCTGATGCTTCGGATGGGACCAAGGGCGCCATCTGGCAGTACATCCAGACACTCTACATGTTGGGTACCACCATCACCTCTATCCCAGCCGAGACACTCACCATGATTGAGAATGTTGCGAAGCAGTGTGCCGATAAGATGCAGAGTGAGGGGGGTGATATCGATGAGTCGCAGCTCATGAAATCCATGCAAGGTATGCTTGGAGGTATGATGAAAAAATAAAAGTTTAATATATAAATGGCATCTTTGTTTGAAGACCCTAAGCAACTCGTTCGTTCGGATAAAATTACAGAGTTTTGGCCAGTCGTGGATCATACAGCAGAAGAGAGGGTGAATGCGACGGCCAGGTTCATAGTGTACGCGACTTGTATATTGTATTTAATTCGCCGTGATGTTCGGGTGTTTGTTTTAGGTGTGACGGGTCTGGGTGTTCTTTATGTTATGGAAAAGTCTAATATGATTAAGGATGGGATGGCCCGCCCCGTGTTTGCGGGGCAGGGCGGCTCTTCGTGTCAGTTACCTACACGCGATAACCCCATGGCGAACGTACTGATGAACGAATATATGGATAGACCCGACCGCCCCAGCGCGTGTGAATATTCTTCTGTGGATGGTAAGGTGAACAGTACGCTTTCTGACCGCATCCCCTATGGTCCTTCCCGGTCTCGGTCCGCTCTCCCCGAGCAGCAGCGCAATGGGTATTCGAGGCAGTTTGTCTCCATGCCCGTCACGGATATACCAGGAGACCAGACTGCTTTCGCGGAATGGTTGTACGGTGATAAGAGCGGTGCCACGTGTAGGTCCGACCCCCGTATGTGTGATCCCAACGCCCGTGGCGCCCAGTTGGAAGCTTTCGCGGGTTTGGATCCCAACGGTGATAAGAGGAGTGGTATGATGCGGGGGAGTGGGTTAAGGAGTGGAACAATTTCTTAGTCAATAGTATATGGCGTACCAGCTCCAACCAGGATTGAAATTGGTTCAGAACCCGGCTCACCCCCCAGTGTGTGCTACAGAAGAAGTTTTTGTGTACCCCCAACCCACGACATTGAACTACGGTTCTAACCGCCCCAACACGATGCTCTACGGTACATCGCCGTATATGGCGGGTAAAGGGGCCCCCGCACAGTTCGTCGAGACCAGCGACCAGCTCCGTCCCCAGTCTACGAGTCAGTTTAACAAGATTGTCACCAAGACGTATGAGAAGAACTTCTTCCCTCTCCAAGACGTCGCTTGTAAGTTACCCCCGCGCACCATGTCCTACGAACCCGCG